AGTCTCGGCCCGCGTCGCCTCCCCAGAGTGCCCACGCGATACGTCCGGCGCTCGGGTAGCCTTCCTCGCCCGGCGCCCAGCCCTCGGCCTCCTGGTCGACGGCGTGGCGAGCGAAGTAGGAGTTCATGCGCCGCACGGTCTCGAGGGAGAGCGGTCGACGATTTTTCAAGTCCCTGGCCCGAGCGACTCCGACCTCGGTGCCGCCGCGGCCGTGCTCCTCGCGCCACGCCAGCCCGCGGTCTGCCTCCTCGGCCATGCCGGCGGTCGGCACGGTGTCGATCTCGACGCCGCGATAGTCCGCGCGTGCCTCGTCCTCGACGACGGGATCGCGAGAGTCGAGGACGTAGGCCGAGGAAGTCGACTCGCCGCGAATCCTCGAAGCGGAAGCGAAGGCGCCGAGCACCTCGGGCGAGATGAGTCCGCGCTGCGCCTTGAGCATGATGGCCTGCGGGTCTGCCGGGATCGGGACGGCGGAAAGCTCGAGGAGCTCGCTGCGCAGGAAGCGCACGCCGGTCTGCCGGCCCTCTTCCATGATGGGCTCCGTCTCGAGCGGCAGCCAGCCGATCGACACCGACCGCATATGGTTCTCACGGTAGAGCTGGTAGACGGTCTCGGCGAGCTCGTGCGTCGCAAAGCGCACGCGCATGATGAGGCGAGGCGTGCCGGCGTCGGAGTCGATGCGGCGGTCGATCACGCTACCGATCGGCGGAAGAGGCGGGCGGTCGCCGTCTCCCTGGTCGTGTCCCCAGAGAAATACCGGATTGAGGTCGAAGTTCTCGAACTCGAAGCCAGAGACGACGACCTCGTGCCCGTCGCGCTTGCGGCCTTCGGTCGCGGCGACGAACTCGATCACGCGCTCCTCGTCCTCGACTGCGCGCACCTCGCACTGCGTGCCACGGCGAATCAGCACCGGGCGCTGGTTCTCCAGGTCTCGGCTCAGGCTCCCGCTCGGTGCGACGATCTGGCGTTCGGCCATCCGGCTCTCCGGCTCTGGTCGTTGGTCTCTGCGCCCGCGCGCAATATACCGCAGATTCGCTTGAAACAATAGGGATCAGACCGTGTAGTCGGGCGCCGGCAGTTGCGTCTCCGGGAACCACGCCAGCGCCTCGGCGCTCTCGAGGACCGGAAGCGTATCGCACCGGCAGTTGATGATCTCGCCGGCGCGGTCGCTCGGGTCCTCTCCGGGCGCCGTCGTGCCGTTGCTGAACGCCTCGCCGATCTTGCGCACCTCGCCGTCGATCCTGTGCGTCGGTCGGACTACCGAATCGCCCTGCGAGAGCCACTCGTGCCGCTCGACGCCGAGGTTTCGGTAGGTGTCGTTTCGCGCGGCCGACTGCGCGATGAGCGTCTCGGTCCGGGCGATCGTGCGGGCCCGGGACACCGACGCCCGGCCGTCGAAGGCCACGCGAACGCGGTCCATCATGTCGGCCAGGTTCTCGCCCTCGACGTAGCCCTCGATCAGCGTATCCCGCACGGCCTCGATCACCTCGTCGGAGATCGACACGATCGCCGCAAACCGCCGCTCGTAGTAGTGCTTCACGATCTGCGGCCGGCGCGACGACGCGAAGTCGACGAGATCGGGCTCGAGTACGGCGTAGGTGTCGAGCGTCTCGATCGCCTGCTCGGCCGTCTCGTTGATCGTCTCGGCGGCTGCCGACCGCACGACGCGCCAGAGCGAGCCGGTCTCGATTGCCTCGAGCACCTCGTCGATGATGCTCTGTGTCGGGCGCTTCTCTTCGGCGCGCTTGTAGCCGCGCGCGTCGGGAGCTCCGACGGGCTCGCCTAACTCCTGCGTGAGCTTGTCGAGCGTGCGCAGAGCGTCGCGGCGCCATCGGTTGAAAACGGCCTTTACCGCCTTCTCGAGGTCGCGCTCGCGGCGACGCGCGACGGCCTGCCGGGTCTGCCAGACCATGCGCCGGGCCTCGGGCAGCATCCACTCGCCGTCCGGGCCGCGGTAGTCGGCCTCGAGACGACCGAGCACGGCGATCACGCCTCCCGGCATCGGCTGCGAGCGCAGGCTGCCGGCGCGGAAGTCTCCGACTGCGTGCCGGGTCGACGCCAGCCGGATCGTGCCCTCGGCCTCCTGCGCCTCGCCCATCTCGTAGCCGAGATCGCGAGCCCAGTCGCCAGCGCTTGCCGCGGTCCACTCGTCGGACGCGAAGACCAGCGCCAGGACCGCGAGCCCGGTCCGCTCGTGGAGCAGGTCGCGGCGCAGCGCCCGCATGACGGGCCGGGCCGGCGCCTCGCGTGCGGGCTCCGAGGCAGGAGCGGGCGCCGCCTCCTCGGTCGGCTCCTCCGCGGCCTGCTCGGGCTCGGGCTCCTCTGCCTGCGGCTCCGCGAAGCCTCCGAGGATCGCGTCGGCCTGCTCGTCGGACATCCCGAAGACCACGACCAGCAGGCCATGCGCTGCGGATACTGTCAGTTCGCCCTTGCCGACTCGCGCCGCCACGTCGACGATTGCCGACGCCTGCGCGGGATCGAGCGCGTGCGCTTCTTCCTCCGCAGCGAGGAGCTCCTGCCACGCCTCGAACGGATCGGCCTCCTCTGCGCCGGCGCCGATCACCTGATCGACGGGCACGAGGCTGTTCGAGATGAACGCCACGTCGCCGTGGTCGACCTCCGGCATCCCGAGTCCGAGTCGCTCGTTTACGCTGTTGAGCGTGTAGCCGAGCGCGGTCAGTCCCTGGGCGAGCTTCACCTGCTCGCTCGCGTCGTCGCGCAGAGCCTCTACGCCGGTGAAGTCAAAGCGGGCGTGCTGGGTCATCTGGCGCGGCGTGACGAGCTTATCGGTCAGCGTCTGCGCCAGGTCGACGGCGAGCGGGATCACGTTAGACGTGTAGAGGAGCTTCGACTGGATTTTGAGGCCGGCGTCGGAGAGGCCGCTGCTTTCGTACTCGTTCAAGAACAACAGAGGCACGTTGAACGCTCTCGCGATGTCCGCGAGATTCCAGCGCCTGGCCTCGAGCCACTGCATATCGCGGGCGCTGGTCCCGATGCTTTGGAACTCGAAGTTACTGCCGAGGACGGCGATCGACTCCGCGTGCTCCGCGCCGCCGTATGTCTCGACCCATTGGTCTTTGACCAGACGGGCGTCCTCCTCGTCGAACCGGCCCTCTCCCTTCCAGCGCAGCACGCCGGCAGGCGAGCCGCTGTTTTGGAGCACGGCGCGATTCCAGACGCCGGCGAGGTGATCGCTCTCGATTGCGATCTGCGCGACGCCGAGCGGGCCGATACCCTCGAGCGGGTCGCTCGGGTTCGGCGCGTATTGGAGATGGATCATTCGGTCGGGCGGGACGATCTGCGCGGTGTTGGTCCGGTCGGTCGCCACCTCGTAGCCCGTCAGGCTGTAGAGGTTCCGCTTGTCGCGGCGCGGCGTGATCCGCTGCGGCGGGAACGGAAGGAGCGCACGCGGCACGCCGTGCGAGTTGTCCTGGTCAAGGTAGATGTAGGCGTTACCCTCGAGCAGCAGGTGCGAGACAACCACGCGCAGGAACTGGCCTTGGCGCATGAGTTGGTTCGGGCGCTCGAGGAGTAGGGCGAGCGGCGTCCCTTGCGTCACCTCCTCGCCGTCGTACAGCCGCAGCGGCACGCGCGAGAGCGTCGAGGCGATTACGTTGATCGCCCGGTAGACCGCGATCGATTGCCGGTACGGGTTGCCGAGCTTCGCGTCGCGACCGTAGTCGAGCGAGCGCAGATACGACGCAAGGCGCGTCGCGGAATCCGAGCGCGTGAGTGATTGCGATCCAGTCCGTCGTCGTCCGAGAGCGCGCAAGCGCTCGAGTAGTGTGGCGATGGTAGCCCTCCGGGCTCGGTCTGGACGCTGGACGAACTAGAGGACGATCTCGCTGCCGAGGCTCCTCCGCGTTAATTGTAGCCGATTTGAGGCTGCATAGGCTAGCATCACGGCCTCGAGACGGTCGGGCGACTTGCCTCCGCGGCGCGCGATCTGCTCCTTCGACTCGATCTCGACCTTGCCGCTGCCCGAGTACCGATAGCGCAGCGCCGACGCTTGGCTTACCAGCTTGCGGTCGTCTGGTAGGTCGATGCTCTGCGCCATGAGTCGTCCGCGCAGGTGCCAGAAGAGTTCCGCCTTCCAGTTCGCGTACCGGGACTTGTCGACCGCAGGCCGGCCGACGTTCACCTCGGAGACCCGGTAGCCGGCGTCGCGGATCTGCTGCGCCATGTAGTAGCCGATCCCGATCGAGTCGACGCAGACGAGCGGCTCGCGGTCGCGATAGTGCTCGAGGCACGAGAGCACGTCGCCGCGCGCGTCTCGACCGCTCCATGCGCGCATCTCGACGACGCGCCGGCCGTGACGCACGACAACGACGGTCTCGTCCGCTCCGGGCCCGGCCACGTCGATCCCGACCTGCCATTGGTCCGGGTCCTCGCAATGCGCCGGCGATTCGGCCGGCAGGCTCTCGAGCCAGCGTGCGGTCGCTGTCGGGTCGGCGTGCCGTGCGACCGACGCCTCGAGCCAGCCGAGCGCCAGGAGTGAGTCGTCGGCCTCGCTCGGGAAGTCGCCGAGCACGCGGCTCTGCCACGGCGGCGAGCCGACTCCCCACTCGGCCGCGGCCTCGGCTACCCATCCGCGCGTCGTGAGGAACGGGTGCGAGTTCTGCTCGAGCTCGTCGGGCGATAGCGCCAGGACGCGCTCCGTCGTCTCCGTGTCGGTAGACCCGCGCACGTCGTCGAAGTTCGGGTTGTCGAAGGCGCTGACCGTATGGCACGACCAGCGCTCGCGATTCGCGGTGAACGCCTCGTAGAACGGACCGGCAGTCTCGGTCGGGTTGCCGATTGCGAGCAGGCGCGCGTCGCCGCCGGCGAGCAGGGAGAACGCGGCCTCCCAGATGTCGCCGCGCACGCCCGGGCCTTCGTCCAGGATCACGAGTAGGTGCTCGGCGTGGTGGCCCTGGAATCGGTCGGCCTCGTCCGTCGAGAGACCGAGCACGAAATGGTCGGGCGCGCTGCGGAGTTCCGTGCCAAGTAGGGTCGAGCCCATCGAGACGGGCATCTGGCCGTGCGCCGTCGCGATCTCCGACCACAGGAGCTTGCTCACCTGCGACCAGGTAGGCGCGGTCGTGATGACGCGCGATCGCGGATAGAGGTAATGGAACGCCAGCGCGATCCGCGCGGCGACGTAGGTCTTGCCGACCGAATGCGCCGCCTTGACCGCGACGCGCTTGCTGCTCCAGACCGCCTCGACGACCTCGCGCTGCCGGTGCCAGAGCGGAGCGCCGATTACGCGCTCGACGAACCACACAGGATCACGACGGCCGCGTTGCAGGATCTCGCGCACGGCCACCTGCTGCTCGGCTACTGCCTTCTCGGTCGATGGTCTCCAGCCAAGGCCCGGCGTCGCGCGCCGGCCTGGCTTGCTCGGCTTGCCGCGAGCCCTAGCCGTCGAGATCGTCGGACGCCTCCCGCGCCAGCGCAACGAACGAGAGCGCCGCGCCTCCCGGCCCGGTCACCTCCTGGCGCTCGGTCTGCTTGAGCCATTGCTTGCCGAGCCAAATCAGCATCGCCACGTTGCCGCCCTCGGCCGCGAGCCACTGCCGGCGACGGAGCGACATCTGGCCCTCGCTCTTCCCTTGTTCGATGATCGTCGAGTATCGCCGAGTCAGCACATCACGCGAAACGCCGAGAATCGCGGACATCTCCTCTTGCGTGCAATGGATCGCCGCGAGCTTGCGCAAGAGATCCTCGTCGACTTTGACCTTCGGTCTTCCAGCCATGGCGCTAGTGTATCACGGCCCGATTACTTGCCGCATAGCGGACATCGTTCGGGCTCGGGCTTCGGCTCGTCGTCGGTCTCGCTCTTCGTCGGCGCTCCGATGTCGTCGAGCTCCGCGAGTAGATCGGAGACGAGATCTGTCTCGAGCACCTGCACGGTCAGGTCACGCAGAAGGTCGTCGTCCCAGACCGCAAGGTCGCCGAGCGGGTCGAAGGTGCGGAGCGCGACGAGCTCCTGCTCCTCGCTCAGGTCGACGTAGCGCACCGGGATCGTCGCCTCGCCTCGCCGCATGGCGATAGCGACGCGCAGGTGCCCGTCGACCACGCGCCCGGTCCTGCGGTTCACCGTGACTTCGTCGATCCAGCCGACGGCCTCGAGGGCCTTCTCAAGTAGGCGCTGCTGTCCCTGCGGATGGATGCGGGCGTTGGCAGGATTCGCCAGGAGTTGCTCGGGCGATTCCTCGCCGTGCCCGACGATGTTCGAGGTTAGTCGAGTGTCGGCCAACCTGTCGACTCCTCGAGCGGCGCCGCCTCGTCATGGCCTTCGCTTTTCGTCTGTCGGAACGATTCGGCCCAATGGCTGAATGCCGCCCGCTGCTCGGCGTCGAGAAACAGCACGTTCTTTCGGCCGATGGTGACCTTGGTCGCGTCGATCCGGCGCTGGAGATACGCCGTGTACGCGTCGTGATAGCCGACGCCCGCCTCTCGCACGGCATCCGCGAACGCCGTAACGCCCGTTAGATTGATCTCGCTCATAAGCTCTTGCCCTCCATCTAGCGGCGC